GATTATGGCAAGCACTGATGGACGTGGGTCGCCATCCCTTTCGATAATAGGGTAATAACCCTTAAGTCGAGGGAGGGATCGTCCTTCCTCAAGTGTGCCCATCTCGAAGAGTGGGCCCGCCTTGAGACGGGAAGGATCAATGTCTATGAAATCAGGAACGGTGAGCTGTCTCCAGCTCTCGCCAGACATAAGCCTTGAAGCAAGGCTATCTGTCTGGTAACTACTGACACTCGTAATAAAATTACGAAGATCAGCGTCGAGGTTCCTGAACATCACAGCACGCTTTTCGGAGTTTCTATGGATGAGAGCCATTATTAGTGGGTCTCCAATAGCACTATCGAAAAGCTGGTCTAAAGTTCTACCGTCTGACCAACCAAAGCCTCCAAAAGCCTTTGGTAATGGACCTAAGAATTCAGCCACCTTCCGCTGCTCCTTCGTGAGCAGGGACATGGTTGATTTTCCAAGGTTGGTACAAGCTGAAGCGAAAGAATGATCAGATATCATCCGCCACTTGTAGCTTTTTCCAAGACGGTTGGCTAGTATACTGTATCCGGCAAACTCAGCAAACCTTTTTGACTTAAAGGTTTTGCTGGGAGAGACCTTGCAACCTAAGTTGCGTAAGGTTTCCCGGTAAATACGGTGTAATGCATTATCGGCGATGACTACGTCATCACCAAGAACGCAAAATCTAGGTTCAATACCTCTACGCTCACAGATACCCTGGAGAAGGGTATTGTGTGAATAAGCGAAGGTAAAGAAGCTAGGTCCTAGCCCGAGGGGTTGTCCCCTTAAGAACTGGCATGTCGGATCCCCTCCGAGCGTGTTCTCCCAGACACCTGTTGCACACATATCCATTATAGAGATAAGTTTTCTCATTTCTGGGTGTTCAAAGATGTTTTCAAGGAGCTCACGCTGTAGGGGCCACGGAAATAGGTTTGTAGCGTCAGACAGCTCTACAGAGTAGACAGTCCGACCCTGCTTCAACCAATCCTGGATCATAGGGAGAGCTTTCTCCTGATCAAAGGTGAAATCCGTGGGAAATGATCTTAGAACCGGCTCGAGTTCCCTTTTTAAGGGCTCGAGGGCACATTGCAAAATCCTGGACGGATTCGCAACAGCCCTAAGCTTATAGCCAGGTTCCTGGATCGCCGAGATGCGACCAAGAGTGTGCCTCCGTACATCAGATCGTGGGTATGGCTCGACATTGAAGAAAATATCCGTAGGTGCCACCCTACGGAAGATATCTTCATGTTCTGCCACAACCATTCTGACTGCGTTCGACCGAGCGCCATGGAGAAACATCTGTACCACGTCCATTTCAGGACATGTTCCCTTTTCACTAGGGCCCCTCTTTTTTAGAGAGGTACAGTATTCAACCAGCGTCGGTGGATTGGATGGCTTCACGGCTAAAGGGGTTCTAACCGCCCTTAGCCTAGAATTCATCCCCGTCTCATCGGGACTTTCCATAGACTCAAGGAACTTCCTCCTTTGAGCTTCTGTAACGTTAGATGAGATGTACACAGAATACGAGGCAAGCGCAGTGAGTGCCTTGGAGAAGTTCTTTTTCTCACGAAAAAGAACCCTCAGAGGCCCAGAAGGTATGCCACCCTTAAGCTTGATCCATTGCTTAGGGGTATATGGTTTCCCTTCCAAGCGATGAAGGTAAAGTAACTTTACTTCCTTCAGGCGCTCAACTGTCCACTCTATACCTGAGTGTTTTTCCCATTCACCAATTTGGACAACAAGTTGGTGGCTTGCTGTCTTAGGTAATCCTAATGACATCAGCCGGCTACACATTGTTTTTGGGTTCATATACAAAAGTATACCCATCTACTCACGGTGTTATCCGCGATACAATGGCCAAAACACAACAGAAGACTGCTGTGACATCAAGG